CACTACAAATATTTTAAAGATAAGAAATTCAAGTAACGGTGCTTTTACTGAAATAGGAAATATAGATCAAGCTAATTTAGGCTTACTATCAAAAGCTGGTGGCACTATGACAGGTCAGCTTTTAATTGATGACTCTTCAAGTGCATCTACTCCAGCCTTATCATTCGATACAGATACAGATTTAGGTTTATTTAGAAAATCTGCAAACGTAATGGGATTTTCTTCTAGTGGCACAGAGCAGATGATATTTGATGCTAATGGATTAACGCTCCAAGCACAAAATGATCTTAGATTTGCTGATGCTGATAGTAGCCATTATGTAGGATTTCAAGCACCAGCTACAGTTTCTTCTAGTCTTACTTGGACATTACCTTCTGCTGATGCTGCTGTTTCTGGCTATGCCCTTGTATCTGATGCTTCTGGAACGCTAAGTTGGGCTGCTGCTGGTGCTGGTGCAGTTGGCGGCGGCGGTGATGAAATATTCTGGGAGAATGACCAAACAGTAACGCAGAGTTATACAATTACAAACGGTAAGAACGCTGGTAGTTTTGGGCCAATAGAAATTCAAAGTGGAGCTACTGTTACTATTGGTGCAGGAGAAACATGGACTATAGTATAAAAATGTATATAATAAACTTAAGTAAAAACATGGAGGGTCGTAGGTAAATAATGGCGTTAAGTCTTAATGGTACTTCTGGTATCTCTGGAATTGATGGGTCAGCTTCTACACCAGCCTTACGAGGTTCAGATAGTAATACAGGAATAAATTTTGGATCTGATATTGTCAATATAAATACAGGTGGGGCAACTAGAGCAACAGTTAATAGTTCTGGAAATTTAGGTGTAGGAAATACTGACCCAAGCCAAGCAAAAGCAGTTATTCAATCTGCTTCTGGTACACAACTTGCCCTTGTTAAAGATAACAATGGTGCATCTATAAGTTTAGGTGGTGTAACACAGCCAAGAGTCTTAATGGAAGCGCATCCTACTTCATCACAATTTAGTATTTATAATGCTGGTGGGAGTACTTATGCGTCACCTAGTTGGACTGAACGATTCCGTATAGAATCTGATGGAACTCTTCAAATGATAGGAGATGCTAATTCAGGTGATGCTCAACATTTTAAATTTTTTGCTTCTGGAGATGTTGTTCATCTTAAGACTAATGGTACAAATGCTGCTAATCATGGAATGATTCAATTTAGAGATGGTAATAATTCTTTTTGTGGACAGATTACAAGTCATGGAACAAACCATACAACAAGTTATGGAACAAGTTCTGATTACAGACTTAAGGAAAATGAAGTTTTAATATCAGATGGTATTACTAGACTTAAAGAATTAAAACCATACAGATTTAAATGGAAAAGTTCAGGTGAAACACAAGATGGATTCTTTGCCCATGAAGCTCAGACTGTAGTTCCAGAAGCTATACAAGGCGAAAAAGATGCAGTTGATTCTGACAATAATCCTGTTTATCAGGGAATAGACCAAAGTAAACTTGTTCCTTTGTTAACTGCTGCATTACAGGAAGCTGTTGGTAAGATAGAAACATTAGAAACTAAAGTTGCTGCGTTGGAGGCTGCATGAGTCAAATCAAACTAAAACATAGCGGTGGAAATGGTGTAATAATAGCTGCACCTAGTTCAAATCCTTCTGCTGATCGAACTATCACTTTGCCAGATTTAACTACTAATGGAACTTTGGTTACTGATGTAAGTCCAGCGTCAGGCACAGTAATTCAATCAAAATGTACAGCTTCTAATAATGAAGCTCAAACCACTACTTCATCAGATACTTATACTGACGTAACAGGGATTGATCTTACCTTTACTCCACTTTTTGCAGACTCAACCATAATTTTAATAACAACTTATCATGGAAGCACAGGTGGAGGAAATATAAATTTTTCTGTACGTTTAACTTTTAATCATTCTGGAATAAGTCAAACTGCTGTTGACTCAAATCAAGATGGTTTTTCTATGGCTACTGGTAATACTGCTATTGATGCCTTTAACTGTATGTCTTACACTCACACTCCAAATACAACAAATGAAATTACATACAGGTATCAATTTAGATCAGTGTCTGCACAAGGAACTGTTGCTTTTAATAAAAAAGTATCAAAAATTATTGCGTATGAGGTGGCCGCATGAACTACGATCATTTAGCAGTTAGAAAAGCATATCCAGATGCTGTCACTATTGATGATGGTAATGGTGTTTTTAAACAAGATGGAACAGAAATTACAATAGATCAAACACTTGTTGATGCTGCAAGAGTTGAATTAGATAAATTAAAATATCAAACAGACAGACAACCTTTATATCCACCATTGGGAGACTTCGCAGATGCAATGTACTGGAATAGTAAGGGAGATTCCAGTAAACTTACAGCATATTACGCAGCCTGTGAAAAGGTAAAAACAGACAACCCAAAGCCTAGTTAACAATGAGCACATTAAAGGTCAACACAATCAATGCTTCAACAAGCGGTCAAGCTGTTGATGTAGATATTAAAAACCCTAAAAGTTTTAGGAATAAGGTCATAAATGGTGCAATGCTTGTTAATCAAAGAGGTAATCAAAGTTCTGTAACCACTTCTGTATATGGTTTAGATAGATTTAAAGTGCAAGAAGCTGCTGATGTTACATATGACATAAATCAATCAACTGAATCACCAAATGGTTTTGCAAATTCATTTCACATAGATATACAAGGAGCACAAGCTAGTCCATCTGCATCACATTTTATGCAGTTAATAACACCCTTAGAAGGTTTTAATGTTCAAGATTTTGCAAAAGGTACATCAGAAGCTAAACAATATACAGTTTCTTTTTATATTAAAACTAACGTAACTGGTAATTACGCATTACAAATTACAGATGATAATAGTAGAAGTTGCTCACAGTTATATACTGTTTCTGACACGAACTGGAACAGATATACAGTAACATTTCCAGCAGATACTACAGGAGCTATTGATAATGATAATACTGAAGGATTGAGATTGACATGGCATTTATTAGTAGGTACGGATAGGTCCTCTGGAACTATGAATACAACTTGGGCAGCCACAACAACTGCAAATATAGCTGCTGGTCAAAATGCAAATGTAGCAAGCTCAACTTCAAATAATTGGTATATTACAGGAGTTCAATTAGAAGTAGGCAGCGTGGCAACAGATTTTGAACATAAAACATTTGCACAAGAGAATTTAGACTGTAAACGATATTATCAAATAATAGAAGGTACAAGTGATTTGGTAATGTTTGGTTCTGGTAGAGCAAGTGGAACTTCCCATGCTTTAGTTCCAGTTCAATTAGCAGTACCTTTAAGAGCATCCCCTACTGTAAGCTCAACAAATTACTCTGGCTGGACTGCTTCGGCTGCTGAAACTGCAACAAACAAAACACCTACTGTCATAAATTTTCAAGCAACTAATAACCAGTTAAATATGCAGTTTGGAGATCTTGCAGGTCAACTTACTAATGCAAGAGTTGTTACTATTTCATGTAATAGTAATTCTGACCTTGTTATGGATTCGGAGCTTTAATTATGGTAATTTCTTACAAACACAGAAATACACCAACTTATGAACTTGATGGCGAAACTGTGGCTTTTACAACACAGGATATTTTATATAAAGAAGATGGAGTTGTAAAATTAGCAATTCCAAAAGATGAAGCTAATAGGCATTATCAAGAATACCTTGCGTGGGTAGCCGAAGGAAATACAACTGAAGCTGCTGATTAACAATGGCAATTATTCCTGGAAAAAAGAATTTTACTGTAGATAGGAGAGCAGACTTTCCTATTAGATTGACATTTAAAGATTCTACTGGAACAGCTATAGATTTAACTGGATATACTGTAGCTGCACAAGTTTATGATGAATCACGTTCCACAAAATATGCAGATTGGACAGTTGCTTATACTAATAGATCAGGTGGAATTGTAGATATTTCCTTGTCTGATACTGATACTGCGACTTTTACTCCAAGTATTTTGTTTTATGACGTATTATTAACAGAACCTTCAGGTAGCAAAAACTATTATTTAGAGGGTAAACTATTTATAAGTGAGGGTTACACAGCATGAGCAATCCAAATCAAGTTGTAGTTAGTCAGGTTTCTGATGTAACTACAGTTGAAATCACAACGCAAGGCCCACAAGGTCCTGCTGCATCAGGGTTTGAATTTAATGGCGATAACAAAGTCGATGGTTCTATCCCTGTTTTCAATAGCTCAAACTCAAGGTTTGAAGCTACTGCCACACACACAGTTTTAACCCTGGTGGATGGTGGAAATTTTTGACATCCATTAGTATCATTAAATTAAAACGCTATGGCTAACACAGTACGCATAAAAAGATCTACAGGATCTTCAGCACCAACAAGCCTTGCAAATGCTGAGTTAGCTTTTGCAGAAGGCAGTAAAAAGTTATTTATCGGTATTGGAACAGGAGGAGCAGGAGGATCTGCTACAACTATTGAGGCTATTGGTGGAACTGGTAGTTTCTTTGATAAAGCAACAGTACAAAATGCAAATAAAGTTATAGCTGGCCCAACAACAGGAAGTGATGCTGCTCCAACATTTAGAGCTTTAGTAGCTGCTGATATTCCTTCGTTAGCTCATACAAAAATAAGTGATTTTGATACAGGTGTACAAGCAAATAGATTAGATCAAATGGCTGCACCAACTGGTTCAGTTTCATTAAATAGTCAAACAATAACTAACCTAGCTGACCCTGTAAATGCTCAAGATGCAGCTACAAAATCTTTTGTCGAGGCTACTGCACAGGGATTAGATGTTAAAGATTCTTG